GTTCAAGTTGATCTTGTTATGCAAGGACGTCCTTCAGGCGCTTCTGGCCAAACATACCAAGTAGCAAATTATATCATTGACAATATTACCACACAAAGAAAAGATTGTGTAGCCTTTATTTCTCCAGATAAATCTTTGATGCTTAACAACTATGGCGCCGAAGCTACTTCTATGGTTAATTGGGTTGCCAACAATCTCCATTCAACTTCTTATGCAGTTATTGATACTGGATATAAGTACCAGTACGACAAGTATAACGACATTAATCGTTGGATCCCACTAAACGGCGATATCGCTGGTCTATGCGCAAGAACTGACCAGACTAACGCTCCATGGTGGTCACCAGCTGGTCTTAACAGAGGCCAGATCAAAAATATCATTAAGCTTGCTTACAACCCAGGCCAGACAGATAGAGATGTTCTTTACTCAAATAACATCAATCCTGTTATTACTCTCAAGGGTACTGGCACTATTCTTTATGGAGATAAAACATATCAGACTAAGCCTTCTGCGTTTGATCGTATCAATGTTCGCAGATTGTTTATTGTTCTTGAAAGAGCAATTTCTATCGCTGCCAAGTATTCACTATTCGAGTTTAACGATGCGTTTACCCAGGCACAATTTAGAAATCTGGTAAATCCTTATCTAAGAACAGTTCAGGGACAACGTGGTATCACTGACTTCCTTGTTGTTTGTGACGCAACTAATAATACTCCTGCAGTTGTTGACGCTAATCAATTCGTTGGCGACATTTATATTAAACCAGCGCGTTCGATCAACTTCATCCAGTTGAACTTCGTTGCAGTAGCTACTGGCGTACAATTCTCGCAAGTTGTTGGAAGCTTCTAATAAATAGATTAAACCGCTAAAGGAGTTATATAAATGCCTTTTAATATTAATACGTTTAAAGCAAACGGTCTGGTGTACGGTGGCGCCAGACCATCTCTATTCAATATCACACTAACTGTTCCAGTTGGTATTGGTATTGACAGTAAGTCCGTACAAAAATTTACTTTAGTTGCAAGAGCTGCTGAACTTCCTCCATCACAAGTTTCTTCTTTTGATATTGGATATTTCGGCCGTAAAATTAAAATTGCTGGCGATCGTACATTTACTGATTGGAACGTTACAGTAATGAACGACGAAGATTTTTCTGTTCGTTCACTATTTGAACTTTGGTCAAACGCTCTAAATCGTTTGGAAGCAAACGTTCGTGACGCTGCTATCGACACAGAACTTTATAAGGCAGATTTACAGGTCGCTCAGTTTGCTAAAACTGGCGAAATGATCAGAGAATATACAATGTATGGCGCTTTCCCAACTAACATCGGAGCAATTGCTCTTGATTGGGATACACAAAATACAATTGAAACATTCCCTGTTACATTTGCTTACGATTACTGGCTCCCAACATTCGAAACATCAACTAAGCAAGCTGGTGGCACGAATGCTTATGAGCAAGCAGCTACCACAGATGGTCCTTTGGGTCCAAACTGATAAATTTGATTTTTAATAATTACATTAGGATGAACATATAAAATGGCTGAACTTTTTGGTTTTGAATTTAAACGCAAATTACCTACAGATACAATACCGTCATTTGCTCCGCAAGACAGCGATGACGGTGCTGTAGTTGTAGCAGCTGGCGGTTCTTATGGTACCTACATCGATTTAGATGGTACTGTAAGAACCGAAGCTGAACTTGTAACCAAATATAGAGAAATGGCTTTACAGCCAGAATGTGACGCTGCAGTCGACGAAATTGTCAATGAATCTATGTCAATTGATGAACAAACAATTGTTGATATTAACTTGGACAATGTTAAAGTTTCAGACAATATTAAAAAAATAATTAGAGAAGAATTTCATAATTGCTTGAAAATATTAGATTTCAATAAACACGCTTATGATATTTACCGTCGTTGGTATATTGACGGTCGTTTATATTATCACGTTATTGTAGATCAAGCGAATCAAAAAGATGGTATCAAAGAAGTTCGATATATTGATCCTCGTAAGATCCGTAAAATCAGAGAAATTTCAAAAAAGAAAATTATGGCAGGCGGCGACAACGCCGGCGATGCAATTATCCCAAAAACTGTAAACGAATATTTCGTATTCAATGATAAGGGATTTAGTTATGGCAATAAAACTACAGGTCCGGCAACAACTGGATTGAAAATTGCCAAGGATTCTATTCTACATATTACTTCAGGTTTGACTGATAATCAAGGAACTTTGGTTCTTTCTTATCTACACAAAGCTATTAAAGCTCTTAACCAGCTAAGAACACTGGAAGATGCTCTAGTCGTTTATCGTCTGGCCCGTGCTCCAGAACGTCGTATCTGGTATATTGACGTTGGTAATTTGCCTAAGATGAAGGCAGAACAGTACGTTCGCGATATTATGGTTAAACACAAAAACAGATTAATTTACGATGCTTCCACAGGCGAAGTAAGAGATGATCGTAAGTTCATGACTATGTTGGAAGATTATTGGCTTCCACGTCGTGAAGGCGGAAGAGGAACTGAAGTTACAACTCTTCCTGGTGGCCAAACACTTGGTCAAATGGATGATGTTCTTTATTTTCAAAAGAAATTTTATCAGACGCTCAATGTTCCAGTAAGTAGATTAAGTTCTGATTCACTTTTTTCTATTGGTAGAGCAACTGAAATTACCAGAGACGAACTTAAGTTTGCCAGATTTGTCATTCGTCTGAGATCAAAATTTTCTCAACTATTCCTTAGAATGTTGGAAAAACAGCTTGTTCTCAAGGGAGTTATGACTGTCGAAGATTGTGAATCAATAATTTCAGATATCAAGTTTGATTATTCTAAGGACAATTACTTCACTGAACTTAAGGATAATGAAATTGAAGAAGGTCGCGCCAACTTGGCTCGCAACCTTCAGGATATGGCAGGCAAGTATTATTCACATGAATGGATTCGCAAAAATATTCTTCAACAGTCAGAAGATGATATTGAAGAAATGGATGCACAGATTAATGCTGAAAATCAAACTTCTGATCCACGCTGGGTAAATCCAACCATTGAAAATAATATGCAATTACAACAGCAGCAACAAATGGCTCAACAGCAACAAGCTGCTATGCAACAACAAGCAGAAGGTCAGCAGCCAGCTGCAGGTCAACAACCTCCTCAGGATGAAAACGCTCAGAAAAGAGAAGCTATTCGTCAAGCTATGGTAACTGTTGATCAAATGAAGAAAAAGAAGGGCAATCGTTCTATGCAGGACGAATCTAAGTATAAGGCGGCTGTTCAGGTCGTGGCTAAGAATAGAGATTTCATCAGGCAGATGGGAATCAAAGTTGAACAGCCACAACAACAGCCAGTCCAACAATAAAGGATAATTCTAAATGACAGAAGATAATAAATACAATTTAGAAGATTTAGTAACAAGTTCTTTGGAACAGAGACCAATCGATTTTAGCGACGCTTTTAATAGTTTAATTACAGATAAACTTCAAACAGCTATTCAAAATAAAAAAATCGAAGTCGCTCAAAGAATTTATTCAGACAATAACGTAGAGGAATAATAATAATGGCAAAAAAGCCTCTTAGAGATTTAGCCCCAAAAGGCAAACAAGATTACAAAGGCGTAAAAAAGTCTTCTGTAGAGGCTGGTTCTACTGGTAAAGATCCAGGAGTTGATTACGAACCAAAGGCCAAGGCGACTCAAGATTTCGTTGCGATTCATAAAACTGAAAAGCATGAAGGCCGCACAGGTAACGATGACAAATTGTATAATGCTTCGAATATTAAATACTCTATGGATGACAAAAAAATGAAAAATTTTGGTCATAAAAGAGGTAAGGACGAAACAGTTTATGAAGCTGCTGAATGTAATCACACAGAAGCTGGTAAAAATTGCGACGTACACGGAATGAAAGATTGTTCGTCAAAGAACAAAAAACTTTTGCTTGGCGGTAAAAAGCTTGATGAAGTCATCAACAAAAAAACTCCAACTTCAAAAGTTATTGATGATTTTGTTCATTCAAAAAATAAAATGTTTGCTGGCGATTCAAAACAACAGCGTATCAAAAGAGCTCTTGGTGCTAAATATGGTATGATGCGTAAAGAAGATATTGACGAAGCTAAAAATGTGGATGATACTGCCGAAGAAGTAAGTATGGTTACCACAGAACTTAGAGCAATTGTTGCTAAGTCAGAAGAACTTCTCAAAAAAATGCCAGATAATATGCATATTGAACCATGGGTTCAGGCTAAAGTAGCCATGGCCAAAGCTTCCATTGGATCAATTCATGATTACGTTTTGTACAAAGACGTTAAGGAAGAATTCGCTGAACCAATGCTTGAAGGCGGCAAAGCTAAAACAAGTAAGAAAAAAGTAAAGGAAGATGCGCCTTCTGACGGTCCAATTTACCCAAGTAAAGGCAATCCAAATCCAACAACAGCCAATTACAGAGGGGACGCCGACGCCCCTTACCAGATTTAAGGAATATATATTATGTCAATTACGTATCCAGCAAGTACTAACAACTACACAATGAAGACGACTCGTCCTGAGTCAGTTCTTTTGCCAAGTCGTGTTCGCGACGTTGTGGGCAGAATGAAAGTTTCTTTACATCAAAATATTTATGAAGCTGATTTCGAATACGGCACTCAGCCAATGCGTTGGGAAAATTTAACAGCCAATACCGCTTCTGCTGGATCGGCAGCAAATATTATGCATCTCGCTGGTATGGGCGGTGTTAGAATGCTTGTTGGTAACAATGCAGGTGATTTGACTATCCGCCAGTCTCGTCCTTACATGCGTTATCAGCCGGGAAAAACTATGTATATGGCAACCGCTATGAATTTTGGCGCGCCAACTTCCAACAACGTGCAGCGCGTTGGATTTTTTGATGACGGCAACGGCGCGTTTTTCGAACAGGGTGTTGCAACTGCCAATAATCCATCAGGAATTTATTGTGTTATTCGTTCTGATGCAGGTACAGTTAATTTCAATGACGGCACTTATACGTCAACAACTCCTGTAGATACTAAATTTTCGTATGAAAATTGGTATGGCGATCCAGTCGCCCCACTACTTGATTGGACAAAGATTCAAATGCTTTGGATCGAATATGCTTGGTA